TGATCCTGAATTTGGTGTAATCGTTCCATTAGACGTAGGAGTAAAGAGTTCCATCCCGCGTTCGCCCACAATATAAGACGAACCAGCGTTGACTGGACCTCCCATAGCACGCCTACCAACTGGCGGCATACCCGATTCACCCCAAGAAAGACCTTTGCCCCACGGCGAATTCCACGATTGCCAATCAATTACTGCTTTTAGTGGTTCGGCAAGTCTGTTTTTTAGTTCATCAAGTAAACCTAACGCTGCTAAGAGATTGTCATCTTCAACGTATATCTTTAATTGTTCAAGGTCTTCAACGCCTGCGCCTGCTTCCGTTGCAAGTGTAAGAATATCTTCTAAGAAACCCTTGTAGTCTTCTCGCGCTTGAATTGATTCTTCTGTTGGTGCAAATCCTAAATCTATGGCGTCTTTACCAACAAGACCATCTTGTAATAATCCAATTATTTCAGGCAATTGTATAATTAATTTATCAAATGCAATATCTCTGTCAAGTAGACCAAACAAATCTTCAAATGCTGCAGTCGCTTCATCAACTGCGCCTGCCAACAATTCTGCTTGGTGTATTAATCTATCAGAAATTCCTTCTGCAGATTCCGCTGCTAAACGTGACTCATAATAACCTTGATATGCGATTGTTAATCTTTCAAGTTCAATGCGCGCTATTGCTGCTTCATCACCAATACTTGCTAAATACTCATCAGAAAGTTCAACGACACCTCCAGCACCTCTGAAAGGATTGCCAATTGCTACCAATAAATTAAAAACTGTTTCTAACGCAGGAATTAAATCTTCGGCAAGCGTGACTGCCATTTCCTGAAATGTTTCGTCAAGTTTATCTAAAGCATCACGATAATCTTTTGCTTTTTTCAACTCTTCTGGACTGATTACTTCAAAATCTTTTACTCCTGCAAGTGCATCTTCTATGCTTTTTCCGCCCATGGCAACAAGTTCAGACATTTCTGTCCAACCTTTACCAAAAAGTTCTACGCCTGCTTTTGCTTTTTGAACAGGGTCTTTGATTTTATTAAGTGTATCTATTGCGTTTATAAATGTTTGGTTAACATCAACGGCACCGCTGCTTGTATACGCTAATGAGATATTTAATTTATCTATAACGTCTTTGTTTGTAGCAAATGCCCCAAACATTTTGTTAATGCTGGTTGTTAAAGTTTGAGTTTCAATACCAAGGTCTTTGGCAACGGCATTAAACCGTGATGCTTGTTCAACGCTTAAACCTGTAGCGTCTGCCAGTTTGCCTGCAGAAAGTGCCATGTCTTGAAATGCATCAAGTCCCTTTTTAACGATCTGTGTAATAGCGCCCACTGCTGCTAAAGCAATTGCTGGACCCGCTTTTGCTACTGCGTTCATTGCTGCACCAGAAGCAACTTTTAGTTTTGCCATACCACCTTGGGCACCTGCCAAATCGGTCTTTAAATTGGCAAACGCTGCTTTAGCACCTTTGATGCCAGCATTATCAAATTGCGAAATAATTGGTATATTGATTGCCATTAAAAACCACCTCTTTTTGCTAATTCTTGATTAGACAAATACATGACTTTGGCAATTACTGGTTTCAATTCATTCTGAAACTCTGGAATTGCCTTCAATCCACCTTCCCAAACCATGCGTGAAGGAACTCCAAGTTTTGCATCTAACTCTCTAGAGAAATTAGGTCGTGCCATTTTACCACCACGAGACTTGGTATTGTTTGCTTTGCCTGCCATATCCGCAATTGCCATTGCTGCCGTTGAGGTTCCAACAGTAACAACTCCAACGCTTTCGTAGTTTGCACCTTGATTGATGTTGCGACGACGAGCATTACGGGTATTGGTCTTGACTTTTACAACTTGTTTCTTTGCGTTCCAACCAGTACGACCGCTATGGTTCATACCCCTAGTTGGAGGACTTCCTGGAATCAAATCATTAATTGCTTTTACAACGGTGCGTTCACCAATTGCTTTGATCTCTTTACCAATTTCACGGCGCAATTTCTTATCAATACTGTTAATGGTTTTCAGTGCCTCTTTGAGACCCTTTACTTCCATTGTTACTGATAAGTTGTCGCTCATTATTTTTGTCCGTTTTGCTTGGTTATAATTTTTATCATTTCGTTTATGATTGTAACTGGAGTTTCCATTAAATCAAGTGGTGAAATTCCTGTATTAACTGCCAAACTTGCAATCACTTTGTTTGCGTGATTATTTACGTTTTCTCTTTTGGGATGAAGACAATGTCTTCTACTTCATCAAGAAAACCTGGAAATGGTTTTACAACAATCTTTTTTGTTTTTAAAGAATCCCACGCTAACCAAGCAAGTTGTTTAAACTTCATGTCGTCCAAGAACTTGCTTATTGATGTGTCTTTGTGGGCATCTTCCCATCGGCACGCAACACCATATGTAACTGGTGCCTCGTGTACTTCTCCGTCTAGCATTGTGACTTTTAATGTCATTCCTATCATTCGGGGTCTCTTTTCTGTTTATGGAGGTGTTATGTCTCGGGCAAAGGTGCCACCAGTAAAACTGGCAACAACTGTACCAAGTTCACCAACTGCTCCTGCAATTGGAGTAAAGGTGGCAAGCATTGCGTTTGAAACTGTGTATTCAGGGTTTGTTTCCGACTCAGTGCTACCTGCTGGTGAGATAATTAGAGTCGTTGTGCCGTCTCCAATTGCATCAAATAGGGTTGCCTCTGCAGAACCTGCTCCATAATAATTAAACAAAGTAAGTTCAACAGATACTGCCTGTAATCCTTTTGTATAGATATGACCACTGTCACCAAACGTAGTTGATTCAAGTGAATCAAATCCAACAGATAAAGTTGCACTTGAGCACATTACCGTGACGTTGGTAGCACCAATGAAAACGGTTGGGTTGACTAAATAAGTGTTTGTTGATGCCATGATGAATCCTTAGAGAATGTCTCGGGCGAAAGTGCCACCAGTAAAACTTGCAACGACTGTACCAAGTTCACCGACTGTGCCAGCGATTGGTGTAAAAGATGCAAGCATTGCGTTTGTGATCGTGTATTCAGGGTTTGTTTCCGATTCAGTGCTACCTGCTGGCGAAATAATCAAAGTCGTATTACCGTCTCCGACTACGTCAAACAAAGTTGCTTCAGCGGAACCTGCGCCATAATAATTGAACAATGTGAGTTCAACTGAGACAGATTGCAATCCTTTTACCATAATATGGCCGCTGTCTCCAAACGTGGTTGATTCAAGTGAGTCAAATCCAACTGTCAATGTTGCACTTGAGCACATTGCCGATACGTTGACAGCGCCAATGTAAACGGTTGGGTTAACTAAATAAGTATTTGTTGATGCCATTTTATATCTCCTGAGTTAGGTTCTTTGGGATGAAAGTCTTACAGTTAAATCGTATGCTGGAAGTTCTTGACTTCCAATGATTGCAGAACTTGGTTGTCCGTTGATTATTGCCATTGGGGAATCCATGATTTGGTCAACAATTCCCAAAATGTAATTTGTCGCGTCCTGGTTTCCAGGGGGCGCGCCAAGAACTCTGAGAGTAACTGTGATGTCTGCAATTTGATTATTGAAACATGTGAAATTTGGAAGTTCAATAAACACGGTGAGAGGTCTTGCGTTTCTTGGGTCAGTAACGGGAACCAAACCAAGGTCTGTAAGCGATGTAGAAATTGTATCAATTGCTTCTGTAAAGATTCCCATTTCATGCCACTTGTGCTCTCTTGATACCTAAGAGCGAATTGATACGCCCCATTGATGCCACTGGAGCGCTGTTCTGCATGTCTTGGAAACTCGCATAGGAATCTATGCTGCCGCGTTCCCTGTACAAACTTGCAGCAAATAAAACGGCACCTGCTTTTACGGCATCATCGGGAACATTGACTAGATCGTCCTTGTACCCTGCTTGAGAACGTCGTTTAAAACAGTAAGCGTTGCTTGCATTAACTGAACTTGTCATAAAATCGGTGTCGTTTTGTGTTGCGCCAGCAATACCCAAGAATTCGGTAAGGTCGGCAACGTCAATCCATTCGCATTCAGTACTGGCAGTCCAATCAAGACTTCCAACGGGGTCAACTGCAGAACGTGCAATATTATCCGCTACAAGTTGAAAAAGGATTTGGTTAACAATGACTGCATCTTCATTGAACAAATAATCGCCCTGGTCAGAAACTCCAGTGAAATAATAAGTTGGTATTAGAAAAACAGTGTGAACACCATCAACCGTTGCATCGCATCCTGAAAGTGTAATCTCTTGGCCGACAAGAATGTCTGTGGACTCCAAGGTCTGAACCACGCATACGTTGTCAAGCACCTGTTGGTGAGTGACAGTAAAAGTAGACATGGTTCAGACGCTCAGATTCTCAGTTAATTCTCAGTATGAAGACGCTTTGACGAACTTGTCAGCGTCAATCATCAAGGTGGCGAAGTATCCACGGAAAGCAATGGTGCGACTCAACGTTGACGGAACATCAACAGAAATGGCACCTTTTTGCTGCTCGTAGATTTCAAAACCACTGGTATCACCCAAGATGAGAGTGTTTGATGCAAAGTTGCGATCACGCACGACGCGACATCCGAACGCAGTTCCAACATCACTAGTGACTGCAACCGCACCGTAAGCGTTTTGCGCATTAAGGTTAGGGAATAACGGTCTGCCCGCTGTATCCGAAAGCGATAGCAAATCTCCGAATACGTCGGCGGATACGAACAAGGTGTTCGGGTTGTTTCCGTTTGATGCACTCAAGATCGTGCTACTTGAAGCACCAATCCATGCTAACCAGTCTGCTGGCGAAGTTGGGTCACCGAATGCACCAGTAGTGGTTGCTCCTGCTACCAACTGATCTGCCGCTTCGTTGTCCGTGGCATTTGCGTAGATGCGACCCATGTCATCAAGAATCGTTGACAAAATGGAAGGGTCACTCCAATCGATCAGTTGTTCAGAAATGGTCGCATATCCACCAAAAGTTTTCTTGGTAACCGACTCTGAAGAAACGACAAGCGTTGAAGAAGAAAGCGCATCGTTGTCATTTGCCTGAACACCAATGGTGCTATGAGTTGTAACCTTTGGGCGCAAAAAGACTGAACCACTAGTTGTTGCCATAGAGCGAACTCCCACAGCATCCACGACAGGTCGCGATCCAATGAAATTGTTATATACGGGAGAGATAATTAATTCTGGCAACAATCCTGGAGCGTCACTGAGGACCACTTCTGGAGCGGCAGCGCGCAATGCGTCACGGAACTGATTCCACTTATCTCCACCTTGTGCAGCAGCACTTAGGTACTCAACTGCGGTTGGAAGTTTTACTTCCTTCTTGACTGTGGCATAAATTGGTTGAGTCGCCACGGCAACTTCAACTGTGTTGTTATCTTCTGGCATGATTTTTGTCTCCTGGTTTGAGGTTTGAATAGGGATTAGATTATCTGAATCTTGATTTGATGCGTAAACGCTTTCAATTAATGCGTCGGCGTACGCTGGAAAAGAAACCACCGACAATTCTATCATAGTTGCCTCAGAGACAACCATA